TACTTACGAAGAGACGATACCTCATCGGAAGCGGAAGTTTTGGCAGATGCCCTGCGCGTTAGGATGCGACCTATCTCAGGGCGACGATTTTTGTGCGTTTACGTTTTTATTTCCGCTGTCAAATGGTTCGTTCGGCGTAAAGACACGGAATTATATTTCATCATTAACATTGATGAAATTACCGGCGGCTATGCGCGCTAAATATGACGAGTTTATTGCGGAAGGCAGTTTGATTGTACTTGATGGAACCGTTCTTGATATGATGCAGGTTTATGAAAATCTGGACAACCATATTGTTGAACGGGATTATGATATTCGCTGTTTAGGATACGATCCATATAACGCAAAAGAGTTCATTGAACGATGGGCTTCTGAAAATGGACCATTCGGAATCGAGAAAGTGATTCAGGGAGCAAAAACAGAATCAGTTCCTTTGGGTGAGTTGAAGAAGCTATCTGAGGAACGGATGTTGCTGTTTGACGAAGAACTGATGACTTTCTGCATGGGAAATTGTATCACACTGGAAGATACCAACGGGAACAGAAAATTGTATAAGAAACGTGGTGACCAGAAGATTGATGCGGTTGCGGCGATGATGGATGCATATATAGCGTATAAACTTAACAGGGATGCTTTTGAGTAGTATTTGATGAAATAACGGAACCGGTATCGGTTCTTTTTTTTTGCCTAAAAACTGATAGGGAGGTGAGTGCGTTGTCTGAGCTTAAACATCACGGAATCCTCGGAATGAAATGGGGGATTCGGCGAACACCGGCGCAGCTTGGAAATCTTAGCAAGAAGGATTCAACATGGATTGCAAAAAAGAGTGACAAGATTACAGCGCAGGCTGAAAAGAAAACTTCAAGGGAACTTAACAGATATGCTAACGAGCTGCTGAAGAACCCTGATGCGGTTACAAAATCAGGTAAGCTGAGCGCTACAACTGTAACAGCATATAACCGGAAGAAAGCTGAGCTTATGAGTCAATCGGTATCAAGTTTACGTTCTCCGTCTGGCAAAGTCGTTCAGTTTGTAGCGAAGCGTGGAGAAGTAGGAGTTATGATGGCACTCGCCGACGAGGGTTATAACATATCGCAGTTGAAAAACGGAGTATGGTCATCCGGAAGAGTGGCTTATAAGAAAACCGTTTTGGATAAAGCATAGGGGGTGATCATAAATGGAATTTGCATTTGGTTCCAGGCTGAAACATGCTTGGAACGCTTTTACAAGCAATAAAGACCCAACGAGGGCTTATATGAATATAGGCAGCGGTTACGGATACAGACCGGACCGTCCGAGGTTCTCTATGGGGAATGAACGGTCAATCGTTACTTCTGTTTTCAATCGGATTGCGCTGGACGTGGCGGCGATAGACATAAAGCATGTCCGGTTGGACAAAAACGGGCGGTTTCAAGAAACCATCAATTCGCCTCTTAACAACTGTTTGTCATTAGAGGCAAATCTGGATCAGACTGGTAGGGCATTTATACAGGATGCGGTTATGTCGTTGTTGGATGAAGGGTGTATTGCTCTTGTTCCAACGGATACAGATGACGATCCGGAAGACGGACTGCCGGGTTCTGTTGATATTGATTCTCTCAGGGTTGCCAAGATACTGGAGTGGTATCCCGCTCATGTGCGGCTTCGTGTATACAATGAGCAGACTGGGGAAAAAGAGGATATTACTCTTCCGAAACGATTTGTCTGCATAATTGAGAATCCTCTTTATGCCGTAATCAATGAGCCGAACTCGACTATGAAACGCTTGATAAGAAAATTAAGTTTACTGGATGTGACAGATGAACAAACGGCTTCCGGTAAGCTCGATTTAATTATTCAGCTTCCATATGTAATTAAGACAGAGGCTAGGAGAGTACAGGCAGAAAACAGGAGGAAGGATATTGAGCGGCAGTTAGCCGGCTCCAAATACGGAATCGCTTATACGGATGGTACGGAGCATATTACTCAGTTGAACCGTTCTCTTGAGAATAATCTCATGAAGCAGATCGAGTATTTGACCTCTCTGTTATTTAGTCAGCTCGGCATTACCCAGAGCATTCTTGATGGTACTGCTGACGAAAAGACAATGCTCAATTATTACAGCAGAACGATAGAACCTATTGTGTCGGCTATTGTGGATGAAATGAAGAGGAAGTTTCTCACAAAAACAGCTCGGTCTCAGAAGCAGGACATTATGTATTTCAGAGATCCGTTCAAGCTTGTTCCGGTAGACAGCATTGCTGAGATTGCTGACAAGTTTACGAGAAACGAAATCATGACATCTAATGAAATCAGGCAGGTCATCGGTATGCGCCCGTCTTCTGATCCAAAAGCGGATACATTGGTGAACAGTAATATCAGCCAACCGAACGAGAGTAATCCGACTGGGCAAAGTCCTCAAACCGATGAACCGGGTGGAGAAGATAGTGAAGAAGATTCCATTGTGAACGATTTGCTCAATAGCTTGGAAGACGAGATAAACTCCATAATCGACGGATATATGTCCGAGGACGATGATGAAGGGGAAGAGGTGGTTGATGATGACGGATAATACAGCAAATCTCCAGCATTATGCCTCTCCGTACTACGATCCCGTCAAAGCACACGAGTATTACATGCAAAATCGCGAGCTGAAAGAACGCCGTTCCGTTCGGAAATTATCCGATGAGGGTAAGAAAGTCTGGTCCTATACGAGAAACGAGATTAAGGCTGAGAAAAAGACCAAGGTAGAAGCTGAACAGGAAATAAAAAAGCAGAGGACTGATGAATTTAGAAGTAACGCAAAGGCAATGCGTGAAAGAATTTCGTCTCGTTTGAAAGATCTGAATGAGGCTTTGTCACAAAGGGCTTCATCGAAGAAAAAGGCCATTGACGAAAGGAAGAAATCCGATTTGGATGAGATAACGGCTGAAACTGAGAAAAAGAAACAGCGGGTGGAAGCGAAAAAAGAGTCGGAAATCGAAAAGCTTATGAGCGTCCCTATTCCTGAGGGTCTTTCTAAAGCGGAAAAGTCCAAACGGATTGCGGAAAGGAATGAAAAAATCGCAAAGCTTCGTTCGGATGCCAAGTCGGAAAAGGATAAGTTAAGCGACCGCTCCAATTCTGATAAGGGCGATGTCCGAAACACGGCGACGAACAAAAAACAGCGGGTTACGGAAGACACCAAAGCCGAAAGGTCGAGCAATTCTTCTAATGCTTCAGCGGAAAGGCAGCAGGTCAGCAATGATCTTAAAACGGCTATTGCGGCGGCAAGAGAAGCTTATAAAGCGGCAAAGGAATCTATTGACCAAACATACGAGGAAATTTACCAGAGGGAGTTTGACAGGATTGCAGCCGAAATGCCTAAAGTGTCTAAACGTAAGAAAAGTAAGAAAAAGTCAAGTAAAAAGAAATGAAGGAGGTAATTCAAAATGGTAAAGTGCGATTTTAGTGGATGGGCCACTAGAAACGATTTGCGCTGTGCCGATGGACGAATTATCCGGAAAGATGCTTTCAAAGGACAGAACGGAAAAACGGTCAGTCTTGTTTGGAATCATCAGCATAGTTCTCAGGATAATGTACTCGGCCACGCATTGCTTGAAAACAGGGAAGAAGGCGTGTATGCCTACTGTACTTTCAATGAAACAGAATCCGGCAAGACTGCCAAAGAATTGGTACAGCATGGCGACGTGGTTTCTCTGTCAATTTGGGCAAATCAGTTGAAACAGACAGGACATGATGTTGTTCATGGTGTTATCCGTGAGCTTAGTCTTGTTCTTGCTGGTGCAAATCCCGGTGCGTTCATTGATACAGTGATGGTTCACGGAGTAGAAGCAGAGGATGAAATGATTATCAATTACGATGAAAATATTATGCTCTATCATTCCGCTGATGACCCGGAGAAAGAGAAGAAAGGAGAGCCTCAGGAAGCTAAAAAGGAAAAGGAAGAGGAAAAGGAGAAGAAAGAAGAAAAGAAAGATCCGGAAACAAAAACCGACGATGATGAGACAGTCGGCGATGTATGGAACACCATGACGGAAAAGCAGCAGAATGCTGCGTATGCGATGATCGCTGCGGCTTTGGAGGAAAAAGAAGAGCTGGGTGACGATGATGAAAACAATAAAGGAGGTAACAAAACTATGAAACATAACGTATTTGACCAGGGAGCTGTTCAGGAGAGCACTTTCCTCAGCCATGCCGACCAGGTGGATATTATCAACCTTGCCAAGAGCAACAGCGTAGGCTCTTTGCGTACAGCTCTCAACATTTATCTGGAACAGAACAGAGAGACTTTGGAGCACAGCGGCATGGATGTCGATGATGTTCTGGCTCATGGAATCACCGACATTGAGAAACTGTTCCCTGAATTCAGGGATGTACGCCCCGGCGCTCCCGAGAGAATTACCCGCGATCAGGGATGGGTTACTTCGGTAATGAGCAAGGCTTACAAGACTCCGTTCAGCCGTATCCGTACCCGCCAGATGGATGCCCGTTCTGATGAGCTTCGTGCGAGAGGTTACAAGAAAGGCTCCAAGAAAGAGGAGCGCGGTAACATGACCCTGTACAACAGAACCACAGACCCGCAGACCGTTTTCGTAAAGGACAAGCTGAACCGGGACGACATTGTCGATATCACGGACTTCGAGGTTGCCGATTACATCTATCAGGATATGCGCGAGAAGCTGAACGAGGAGATCGCTATTGCAATCATGGTCAGTGACGGGAGAATCCCCGGTGCCGAGGGCAAGATTGACGAGACACATATCCGTCCGATCTGGGGAGATGACGAGTTCTTCACGATGCACGTTGACATTGATCTCAATGGCGCAAAAACCGAGCTTCAGGGTACGAATACCGGCGCCAATTTCAGTGAGAACTATATCTATGCAGAAGCGATCATTCGTGCGGCCCTCTATTCCAGAGAGAAGTACAAAGGGACTGGCCAGCCTGATTTCTACTGCACGCCTCATCTCGTGAACATCATGCTGCTTGCCAGAGACATGAACGGCCGCCGTATCTATGACACAGTTGCGGATTTGGCAAAGGCTCTGAATGTCGGGGAGATCCACACGGCTGAGCAGTTCGATGGTCTGACCAGAGAGACTTCCGATAAGAAGACAAAGGAGCTTCTCGGAATCTTTGTGAATATGGCTGACTATACCATCGGCTCCACCAAGGGCGGCGAGATCACCAGATTCAACCAGTTCGATATCGACTTCAATCAGGAGAAGTATCTGCTGGAGACAAGGCTGTCCGGTGCTTTGACGAGGTATCGTTGTGCAATCGCATTGGAAAAGGATGTGACCGATGAGGTTGTTGCCGGTTGATCCACAGACATTCAAAATGGTGTAAATTGATGAACCTCTTAGGTTCTTTTTTTATGCCTAAAAACGGAGGAAATGAGCAATGAAGTTTTACGGACCGATTGGCTATGCTGAGACAGTTGAAACCAAGCCCGGCGTGTGGGAGGAACAGATTACGGAGCGCATGTACTACGGTGATGTGACCCGCAATACGCGTCGGCTTCAAAGTTCTGAAACACTCAACGATGATATCAACGTTGCAAACGAAATCAGCATAGTCGCCGATCCGTTTGCCAATGAACATTTCTATTCGATGCGGTACGTTGGGTTTATGGGTGCTAAATGGAAAATTTCAAATGTTGAAGTTCAGTATCCAAGACTTATTTTAACCATAGGGGGTGTTTACAATGATGGATAGACGGCTTCTGTTTCACGAGGTACTGTGTGAAGTTCTCGGAAGTAGGAATGTTTATTTTCAGCCCCCGGAATCCGTTAAGATGTGTTACCCCGCTATTGTGTATGCTCGGAATGGCATCAAACCTACATATGCAAATAACGGGGTTTACTTATCTCAAATGGAATATTCAGTAACGGTAATAGACAAAGATCCGGATAGTCCTATCGTCGGCAAAGTAGCTTTGTTGCCTACCAGTAAATTTAACCGGCATTACGAGAAAGACAATCTGAATCATGATGTCTACACAATATTCTTTTAAGGAGGACAAAATCTATGAAACTTGAATGGGATAAAACTGGTGAACGCTTGTATGAAACAGGCGTGGATCATGGCGTTCTTTATCCGATCCAGACGGGCGGAGTTTACACAAAAGGCGTTCCGTGGAATGGTTTGAGCGCAGTAACAGAGAGTCCGTCCGGTGCGGAGGCTTCTCCCGTATATGCGGATAATATTAAGTATCTGAACCTCATGTCTGTTGAGGAGTTCGGGGCTACTGTCGAGGCATATACATATCCGCCTGAGTTCGCGGAATGCGATGGCTCTGTTGAGATTGTTCCTGGTATGTTTGCCGGGCAGCAGAACAGAAAGATGTTCGGTATGGCATACAGAACTATCCTTGGCAACGATGTTGATAACAATGACTACGGCTATAAGCTGCATCTGATCTACGGTGCTTTGGCAGCCCCTTCCGAGAAAGGTTATGGCACTATCAACGACAGTCCGGAACCGATTTCAATGTCCTGGGAGCTGACCACCACCCCGGTAGCGATTAACACCGTGATTGATGGCAAGAAGCTGAAACCTACAGCCTGCCTGACTTTTGACTCCACGAAGTTTGACAAGGCTTTCATGGCGAAGCTGGAAGATATTCTGTTCGGTACCAATCCTACCACGGAAGATGGCTCCGATGGAACAGAAGCAAGACTTCCTCTTCCGGATGAGATCCTCAAGCTGTATCAGGAGTCTACCGCAGCAGCGGGCTAATCTTACAACTGCATAGTGCAACCAGTAGGGAGTCGTATTCAGGGTGATGGACTGGCGGCTCCCTATTTTATTTGAAAGGAGAAAAAGAACATGTTAAAGAAAACAATACCTTATACAGATTACAACGGTGTGGAAAGAGTTGAGGATTTTTATTTCAATCTCTCCAAAGCAGAATCAATGGAGATGGAGCTGAGTATTCCCGGCGGGCTTACCGGAATGATCCGGCAGATTGTGGCAGCACAGGATGTACCGACTATCATTGCGACTTTCAAGCAGATCATTCTCAAGGCTTACGGCGAAAAGAGTCCGGACGGCCGACGGTTCGTCAAGTCCGAGGAGCTTTCCAAGGCATTTTCGGAGACCGAGGCATACTCCATCCTGTACATGGAGCTGGCTACAGATGCCAATGCAGCGGCTGAATTTGTGAACGGTATCGTACCGAAGGATGCGGATGCTCCTGCGGCACAGCAGCCTGAAAAACCGGCGTTGGCTCCAGTTACAAATTAGAAAACAATGGAGGACTGAGGGATGCTTCGTATTAACATACCGGCTGGCGAGGAGCAATGGGATGAGGTAAACGAAATCTTCATCTATCCAAAAGGACAAACGTTACAGTTGGAGCATTCCCTCGTCTCTCTTTCAAAATGGGAATCCAAATGGTGTAAGCCATTCCTTTCAAAGAAAGAAAAAACTTTTGAGGAAAATCTGGACTACGTTAAATGTATGACAATTACGCCAAACGTAGACCCGGAGGTTTACAGCTATTTGACGAGTTCCAATATTGATGTAATCAATCAGTATATAGATGCTCCGATGACAGCCACAACTTTCAGGGAAGAAAAAACCGGCAAACCAAACAGGGAGCAGGTTACTGCGGAGATTATTTATTACTGGATGATTGCCTTGAATATACCGTTTGAATGCCAGAAATGGCATCTCAACCGTCTGCTGACCCTTATCAGGGTTTGCGACATCAAGAATTCGCCGCCTAAAAAGATGAGTAAACGTGAAATCTTTAAACGCAATTCTGCTCTCAATGCGGCGAGAAAAAAACAGTTAAA